ACAACAAAGCCTTACTACTCAGGCTCCGCAATGAGCAGCAGGTCACGCAGGTCATACCTAAAAGTAAAGCACTACCTGATAACAAAGTAGTGGTTAATTGGGGTATTGACGAAACTCATGTGCTCAAAAACCTCGGTATAAACGCACCGTCTCCTATCGAAGGGCGGTACGAATGGACGGGTAAACACCAACCGTTTGCCCACCAAAAAACTACTTCGTCGTTCCTAACCCTCAACAAACGCGCCTTCTGTTTCAACGAACAGGGCACCGGCAAAACAGCCAGTGCGATCTGGGCAGCAGATTTCTTGATGAACCAAGGGAAAGTAAACCGTGTGCTGGTTATATGCCCGCTGTCGATCATGGATTCTGCATGGAAAGAAGATCTTTTTACCTTTGCCATGCACCGTACCGTCGATATTGCTTACGGTTCTGCTAAAAAACGCGCCGAAGTAATCAACAGTAGTGCCGAGTTTGTAATAATTAACTATGACGGAGTGGAGATCGTAGAGGACGATGTAGCAGCAGGTGGGTTCGATTTAGTAATTGTTGACGAAGCCACACACTACAAGAACTCACAGACGAAGCGGTGGAAGACACTGAACAGATTGCTTGGCCCTGACAAATGGCTTTGGATGTTGACAGGTACACCCGCAGCGCAAAGTCCAGTCGATGCTTACGGCCTAGCAAAACTCGTTAACCCGAAAGCTGTACCTCGCTTCTTTGGGTCGTTTAGAGATATGGTCATGTACAAAGTGACTAACTTTAAGTGGATACCCAAACCCGATGCTACCGAAACCGTCTTCAAAGCACTGCAACCCGCGATACGGTTTACAAAAGAAGAGTGCCTAGACTTACCTGACATTGTTTACACAAAACGAGAAGTTGAGTTAACCCGGCAACAGAACAAATACTACAAAGAACTGAAAGACAAAATGGTTATGCAGGCGGCTGGTGAAGAAATCACTACACATACCGCAGCCGTAAATATGAACAAGCTCCTGCAAATAAGTTCTGGTGCAATCTATACAGATAACGGTGAGACTTTAGAGTTTGACATCAAACACCGATACAAAGTGCTGCGTGAAGTCATAGACGAATCAAGTAAAAAAGTTTTGATATTTGTGCCGTTCAAGCACACGATCAAGTTGCTTGCCGATAAGCTACGCGCAGATAAGATCACCACAGAGGTCATTAGCGGGGCGGTCAAGGCAACAGATCGCACGCGCATATTCAAAGACTTTCAAGAGAAGAGTGACCCCAAAGTATTAGTTATACAACCACAGGCGGCAGCGCATGGTGTAACGCTCACCGCTGCTAACACGATAGTGTGGTGGGGGCCAACAAGTTCCGTCGAAACCTACGCACAGGCGAATGCTCGTATCCACAGAGCGGGTCAGGATCACAAATGCACAATCGTGCAGTTACAGGGATCGCACATCGAAAAGCGTGTGTACGCATTGCTAGACAATAAGATCGACACGCACACAAAAATCATAGATTTGTACAAAGAAATACTTGCGTAAGCCACAAGCTGCTATTACTATGCAGTCCTCACCATAAAATACCACTATGGGATGGAAATGGATACGAGCATTGAAGGCAGCACTCTGCCTATAGATAAGTTAACTAAGGTTTTCTTCAAGATAAAAGAAAAGCGCGAAACATTGAAAGCAGCTTTTGACTCTGAAGACCGTGAACTGGAAGCGAAACAAACTAAAATTAAGGCTGTTCTTTTAGATCACTTGAAGGCCACAGGCCAAAAGAGTGGTAAGACTGAAGCAGGCACGTTTTATCGCTCAGTGAAACAACGGTACTGGACAAACGATTGGGAGTCCATGCACAAATTCGTACTAGAAGAACAAGTGCCAGAGTTTTTTGAAAAGCGTCTGCATCAAGGTGCCGTGAAACAGTTTCTTGAAGACAACCCAGATAAGTTACCCAAAGGACTAAACGTAGATTCGGAGTACGTCCTTACGATGAGGAAGTCTAAATGAATACACTGGTGCCAATCGAAGACGTAGCAAAGCATTTTAGCGTGAGTCTATCCACGGTTCGTAAATGGGCGCGTGATGGAGTCATACCAGAAAATATGTATGTGAAAATAGGACATACCCAGCGGTTTGACCTAGATCGTGTGGCAGATGCTTTGATGCGGTACAAAGAAAAAAGCTCATCGGAAACCTACGAAGTAGCGTATGTGGAAGGTGGTTTTGGTGATGTTGATGACGACATCTAATGCACCGGATAAGTATTCAAGGAGGTAAGTTTTCTGGGGCGAAGAGCGGCACTGAAACTACGTTAGATGTAGTTATTGTAAATGCAGGGCCAGTATCACGTTCTTATTATGCGGGAGAGTTTGACCCGCAGCTTACAAAATCTCCTACATGTTGGTCGGTAGATACACAAAGACCAGCGGCAGAAGTGCCAGAGGATCAGAAACAAAGTTCGAGATGCATGGATTGTCCTCACAATATCCGTGGTTCTGGAGCGAAGGGGGGTAGAGCCTGCCGATTCTACCAGCGGCTAGCAGTCGTTGAAGAGTCAGACTTTGATACGGTGTATCAGTTACAGGTTCCCGCCAGCAGTATATTTGGTAAAGAGGCAAGTAAGAGTTGTATGCCCTTGCAAGCCTACGCCAAATTTTTGAGTGGGCATGGCACACCGTCTATGGCGGTTGTCACCAGAATTAGTTTTGACGAAAACAGCAGTGTGCCAAAACTTTTTTTCTACCCACGAAGAGCGTTAGAAGAAGAGGAACTAGAAACGATTAGATTGCTAGTAGATCAAGACGATGTACTAGAGGCGATTACAACCAGTTTTGTGGTTGAGTCACTGTTCAATGTAGCGGAAGGGTTCAATATAAATAGCCAATCAGGAGACCAAAATGGCTGAAGATTTTATGCACTACCAAATGACTAATGTGGAGGCGTTATATCCAAAACTTGATACTACATACAAGTTTGATAATCGCGCTAACGGAGGTAGAGGTGGTTCTGTCAAGTGCGATGCACTGGATGACGGTGCCGAATACTCTATGTCGTTTTTAATGGCTGAAGCAGAAGCTAAAGAACTGTACAAAGCGATGAAGAACGCTTACAAGCAAAAGAAAGAGGACAGTTGGCCCGACAAGTTCCCACTCCCATTTAAGAAACAGGAGGACGGTAGGTTCTTAGGTAAAGCCAAGTTGAAAGGGGCATACGGCACCGATAAAACAACACCCCCTCTGCAAGTGGACGCAAAGAATAACAAGTTACCAGCAGACTTTCAGTTGACCTCTGGTAGCATCGTGAATCTTGCGTTTACCTTTGTCCCTTACAGCGTACAGGGCACCGGCGTTAGCCTACGTCTTAACGGCGTACAGGTTATTGATCTCAAGCCAATGCAGTCCCGTTCACCCTTTGGTGTTGTGGACGGTGGGTTTGTGGCCCAGCCGGATAACCCGTTCAGTGATACCACAAAAAGCACCGATGTCGAGTTGGAAGATGACGACTCAGATGACATCTTTAATTCTGTTGAGGAAGAAGCCCCAGCACCGAAAGAGCCTAAAAAGGTTGTCAAGAAGTCTGCCCCTGCACCCACAGACGATGATGACGTTTCCGCTCTGATTGAGGAGTGGGACGACTAACTTAACGGGATACCCACTGCGGCTAGGTAACACCGAAAAGGGTGTGGCGACACCCCTGCCGCAGTGTCTCTTGATGTCTAACACGTTAGACATTTTGGAATTTTACGGGTGCAATTATGGATACAAGAATTTTCTTGCGGAAGATTCTGCCCAGCCAAGGAGTATACGTTCTCTGGTGCAACAACACAGAACTTAAAAGACACACACGAACACTGTCATTTGAGGATATAGATGAGTTAGCAGCGCAGGCAACGGGATACGACGATAACGGTTGGGACGCTTATTTCGCGTTGAGTGCTTTCAAGGAAGAAGGCACTCGTAAGGCAACAGATGCTTCACATATCAAAGCTCTGTTCCTTGACATTGATGTGGGGGAGGACAAACCACACACCAGCAAAAAACATGCACTGCAAGAGCTAATGCGTTTTTGCAGTGTGCTAGACCTACCTAAGCCTATGCTTTTGGACTCAGGTGGTGGGATACACACCTACTGGGCTTTTACAGAAGACATAAGCATAACGGACTGGAAGCCGGTAGCTGAGAAGTTCAAGGCTTTGTGCGCCGAACACAAGTTTCTCATAGATACAGCAGTGCCTGCGGATGCAGCTAGAGTGTTACGCATATTAGGTACGCACAACTACAAGTTTGATACGCCTGTACCTGTGAAGTTGTTACAGGATGCCCCCGCTGTAGATTTCGATTTTCTCGCAAACCAGCTGGGCTGCGATCTGATACCAGTTCCTGAAAAAGCGGAGGAGGTCTATGAACCACCGCCAGACAGAATCTTTAGCTTCAAGAACATTCTAGCAAAGACACAAGCAGGTAGAGGGTGCGAACAGTTGCGTGGCATCGTGATGCGCCAGAAAGAAACAGTAGAGCCGATGTGGCGAGCGGGACTTTCTATCGTTAAGTATTGTGAGAACGCAGAGAGCCACGCGCACAACATCTCGCAGCTACATGATGAATACACTCCAGAGCTGACAAAAGAAAAGTTTGAGCTAATCAAGGGGCCGTATCGCTGCGCCACCTTTGATGAACTAAACCCTGATGTCTGCATACATTGTCCGAACTGGGGCAAGATCAAATCGCCCATATCGCTGGGTGCTAGGTTCGCACCTGCAACGGCTGCAACGCCTAATCCAGATACTCTTTTCTCCGATACTACAGTTGGCGAAGAAACTACTTCGTCAGAACACGTTATCCCAAGTTACCCACGCCCATACTTTCGGGGCGCTAGTGGCGGCATATATGTCCGTAGCGTTGGGCCAGACGGAGATATAGACGAACGTGCCATCTACCACAACGATCTGTATGTCATTAAACGCTTGGTCGATGTGGAAGCAGGGGAGTCAGTTGTTTGTCGATTACATCTACCAAAAGACGGTGTGCGAGAGTTTACAATGCCGCTGACAGCGGTCACGTCCCGCGAAGAGTTTAGAAAAACAATGTCCATGCAGGGCGTTGCAGTAACAAGACCAGACGATCTAATACAGTACATGACTACTTGGGTAAACGAATTACAAGCCTCCACTACAGCAGATACGGCTCACCGACAGTTCGGTTGGATAGACGACAGGTGTTCAGCTTTCGTAGTTGGCGACAAAGAAATACACCCTAACAAGATTCGGTATAACCCACCATCCACCCCGACTGCGGCGCTGCTTTCTAAGTTTGAGCCAAAGGGCACCTTGGACGGATGGAAAGCTATGGCGAACTTCTATACGACTAGGCCGGAACTTGTGATGCACCAGTACGTTGTATGTACTGCGTTTGGATCACCGCTCATGCACTTTTTCCCACAAAATGCCTGTGCGCTCCACTTACACAGTGCGATCAGCGGATGCGGTAAGACCGCAGCTATCCGCGTAGCAGCATCGGTGTGGGGGTATGAGAAGGCTCTCATGCTAGAAGAGCGAGACACAGACTCCATGAAGTTTAACCGTGCAGAAGTGCTGCACAATCTACCGTTCTACGTGGACGAACTGACTAACGAGCACAGCAAAAGACTCAGCGATCTAGCGTATCAGCTATCGTCAGGACAGCAACGTGGGCGTATGGCAGGCGGTGCTAATTTAGAACGTACTAGGGGAGAACCTTGGAAGTTCCTAGCGGTTACAACGGGCAACGCCAGCGTCATAGAGCGCATTGCTCTGGAGAAACAAGCGCCGAAAGCAGAAGCGCAGCGGATGATGGAATGGCCTGCACAGAAGGTATTTGGCACCACAGAAGAGAAGCGTGACACCGACCTGTTTGATGAAGCAGTAGCTGCTAACTACGGACATGCTGGAACTATTTATATTCAGCATATCATGCAGAACCTCGACTATGTAAGGGTCAAGCTCAAAGAGGTACAGCAACGTGTAGATACGGTAGCAGGGCTAACATCTGAGAACAGGTTTTGGTCTGCTGGAGTTGCTTGCACACTCACGGGGGCTATTTTTGCCAAGAAGTTAGGACTCGTAGACTACGACACGAAAGAGTTATTCAAATGGTCTATCAAGTTACTGAAGCACAACATGGACTCAGTTAGCGGCATGGGCGTATCGGTCAGGCAAACATTGAACGAGTATTTGAATGAAAACTTCAACAACATACTAATGATTAAAAGCACCGATGATCTACGAAAGCAGTCGAACGGGTTGGATTCATTAGTCATACCAGACGCGCTGCCGAAGGGTAAGTTAGTCGCACGATACGAAACAGATATACAGCAGGTATATCTAGCACCGAAACCACTGAAAGTCTGGTGCGCTGCACAGCAGGTGAACTACAGCGCGTTTGTAAGTGATCTGATGAAGAAGATGGGTGCTAAACGAGGGAAGGTGCGTTTGACGAAGGGGACTCAGTTTAGGACAGACGCACAGCACGTATTAATAGTGAAAATGAAACTAGGAGGAGATGATGAGCAGGTTGTTTCTGCAAGCGATACAAGCGCAGAAGAGGGTCAAGGAGTTAAGGAAGAATAGAGGGGGGCGCAACGGCTCGTTACCGGACGCGGTGAAAAAGAGCAGCGCCGAACGTCAGTTGATCGACATAGCTCTTGCAGAAAAAGTCATATCTCTACAGGAACAAGGGGTAACTAGGTCTGGTATAGCTGATATGTTGAGAGTATCTCCTTCCAAGGTAAGCAACATTACACAGCGGTTTTATCGTAAGGGCGGCAAGATACGTAAGTTGGTACGCAAACATGGTTCTTGATGTCCGTAGTAAAACTTGATGACTTAACTCCTGATGGAGTTCATATAGTGGTCGATTGGGGGGCTATGGTTATCGGTAGCTCTGTGTTTATACCATGTGTCAATACAGACAAAGCCACGCAACAAGTGAAGACTATCTGCATCGAAAGAAAAGGATGGGACATCGTAGCTAAGACGCGAGTAGAAAGTTCACTTTTGGGTGTTCGTCTTTGGAGAATCTTATGATAGGATCTCGCCCGACAAGGTTGATGGTCTCCTCCAATAGAACTTGTCCCCTCTACTGCGTTCTCCCCTTCCACACGCAGTAGAGGGCCTCTACAAGAAACCCGCCTCTTGTACGAGCTTTTTGAAGTTTGGAGATAATAGTACGCCGTTATGCACTTCTGCACTTGTTGTCTCATGTCTAGCGCGAGACTTATCTATTGTGCTTCCTTTTATAAACAGCTTGGGATCAACACGTATAACAGATAACTCATTAAATTCGTTCATCTCACGTAACGCATCTTTTTGACCTTCTGTATCACCAAAACGCCCTGCTATGTAATACTTCTTCAGTAACTGCGAGCGTTTAGCTCTGGTAGCATCTTGCAATCGCTTTGCGGCAGAAGTCTCATCCATCTGCTTAGTGTATTCATTTGGCGGAAACCCAAGCAGTTTGGTAAGTAAGTCGCCCGTCGTTATATCGTCATATATTGGGTCGCCACGTCGAGTGCGAATACCGCCTTCTAGTGGGTATCTAATCAATGCTTGAGTGGCGTTTCTTACAGCACCCGGTAGTAGATCTTCAATACCTCGTAATACATCACCCTCTGCAAGTTTATCTATGCCTTTTCTGCCTCTGGAATACACACTCCACGCAGGGCCACCAAACAAATGAGCGAACTCTTCTTCGGGTGAAGGATCACTGTTGAATCTGTCAGCTTCAAACAGCAGGTCGGTTAACTTTACGCGCTGCGATACATCTAACCCCGATACTTCTGATAAAACCCCTTTATATAGCATTTCATTATCTAAGTAGCGGCGTACCACAATGTCGGCATCTTCTTCGTACTCTTCTGTAAACAGGTCATATAGCATCGACGCCGCGCCGTATAACGGTAGCCCTTGCACCCCTGCAAAAAACAACGCAGATAGATGAATCCCTGCAAGTTGCTTAAATGCTTCGTTACGCAGTTCTCTGCTTCTAACGTCATCACCGGGGAACATGTTATTAGCTAGCTGTTTGCCAGTTTTTAACATTGTGTAGTACATCTGGATGCCGTAGTTCTTGTACATCAGAGCCACGCGACCAATACCCTCTCGCGCAAAGCGTGGGCCAGTTTCTAGGGTTGCACCACCGTTAATCTGCTGTGTTTCGTATATTGCTTCTTCTGCGGCTTGTTGCTGTTGTTTTAATGTGGGTTTCTTACCACCTGTTAATTTGTTCAGTGCAAGGTTGTACGCCGAGACTAATGTAACTTGGCGGTTCATAACTTCCGCTTCGTGGAACATTAATGCAGAGGCGTTAGTTATTCTGTCCATAAAGGTCAGCTTTCGGCCCGACTGATCGACATTAAGAGTATCGGCTATGAAAGAAGAATTAAGTTGGCCTCGCCGCGCTGCAAGTTCTAGCAAGGGTTTGAGACTATCTAGCTCTGCTCTCTTATCTTTAGGTATGTCTAGATCTTTCCGAACCGTCGCTATAAACGCACCGTCTTTATCTCTAGTGAGCGTATAATAATTATCTAATGACGGTAACGCTTTATCTCTAACGGCCTCAAGTAATGCTCCCGGCTCACTACTACGTAAGGCTTCTCTAATAGAAGCGGGTGTACGAGCGTCACCAAACAAAGTTTCTGCGGCTCTGCTAGTAGGCGAACCCATAAATAGTTTTGTTGCGTTTTTAATTGCCGCACCAGTCTCTTTGAACCCATGCTTACCAGACAACATCGGATAAGCAAACAACGGTATTTGAGATAAGTTTACTATCGCAGAAGATGGGTTAAATCCAATAGTCCATAAAAACGCCATGCGGTTTGCATTTTTTGCAAGACTGTCTTTAGGTGGGCTGGTGGCAAAATCAGCGCGGGTTGCTATTTCTCTAACAACGGGGTCGTCACCACGTCCTTTGTGAGTCTCTAAAAACTGATCTTTTAGGCGTTGGATATTGTTCGTATTTTTTATTCGTTCTGTCTGTCGTGCTAAGTCGTACGCTTTTATTCTGGCTGCTTCTACTGCATCAACGTCATAACCTGCTGTTTTCTTTCTTCTTATTAAGGCTTTAGCGAAAGAGGACTCTGGTAAAGATTCAAGGAATAAACGCATCACTTGTTCTTTGACCACAGGATCAGCGCCACTTACATTCAGTACGTTCAGCACTTGAGATACAAATTTTCCCGGTGGAGGATTGTCATAGGTGCTAGAAGAATCGGGATCAAAAGTGTCAACTTCGAGTCCTTGTGCTTCATACTCTTCCGCTGCCGCTATCCTGTCGCCAGCTGATTCAAAAGCAAACACTGCCGAATCAGATAGTTGTTCAGGATTTTTTACTGATAACCAGTATGTGCCAGAACGTGTTAATGGAAAGTAGGGTTCTACGTCGGATCGTTCTAGTAGTTTCGCAAGGAGTTCATTCTTTAACGTGCTTTTTTGATCGTCCGCTAAATCGGAGTTATCAATCCTACCGTTTAGTGCATTGATTAACTCGTTATACTGATCTTTGTAAAACTGCCGCAAATCATCATAGGCTTTTCTACCGTCTTTGCCGAGCGTGGTGCTCATGTAAATAGCGTGTAGTTCTTTGTGCCTATCAACTTTTAATTGGTCAGTGCCCTCTACAGTATCGTTTTCGTACTTATCTTTAGCTTGTTTGGGAGTAAGAGCAGGATCTACTTCGTCTATGGTGCTGTCGTAGATCAGGTTGTTCCAAGCCTTCATTGTTTTTTCAGATGCGTTGTTGGCCCATCTGAATATAGGGTCTAAACGCTTACGAGTATTTGCCTCTGAAAAAGTTAAATCTCCACGTTGGAACTCTATAGCTTCTAGTACATCTTTTGCGCCAACAAAGCCTTTTGCTTCTGCAACATCTTGCACTGACTGATTAGGAAGCAAGCCCAACGCCACATTTTCTGCATTCTGGATAGCTGGCCCCTCTCTATCGAAAAGAGCCGTAAAATCTCGGGCTATTTTTTCTCTACCCTCTTGGGTTCTTACGTTTCTAGTGTTTGCTTTTATAGTTCTAGCTGTTTCTTCGATACCGCGTCTATCAGATGTAGCCGCTAAATTAGGGCCATAACGATGCTTGGCGGCAGGGGCCAATATCTCTTGTACCATACGATTCGCTTCACGCTGCGCTGTCTTGGGGCCAAGTCCGCCAAGCCCAATAAAGTCCATAATCGTTTTAATAAATCGCTGCCATGCGCTAAGTTCTTTACCTTCGGGATTTATACGCCCTAACTCGTGTTGGAATCTGGGATTAGAAAATGCCTCTGCTACAAACTCTACAACATTTTTAGATCCGTAGTAGGAAGATAAAGAGTCTTTTGTGTCTTCGTATAGCTTCTTCAGTCGTTTGGTTGTTGGGTGTGCGCCATTTTGTAATGTGTTAATAGTGGCGGCGTGTGTCATCTCATGTAAAAACATGTAGGCATCTTGATAATCTTCACTAAGAAGTATCGTATTGTCTTTAGAGACAAATAAACCCTCGACATTTACACCGTCACGCATACCTAATTTTGTTTGTGGTACGACCTGCACTCGCGTGTCGCCTGTATAGTCGGCAAGTTTTCTAGCTGCACGCTTAATAAACTTATCGTTTGAAGATTCTGCTAACCCTAATAACGCACGTCGTAACTCATTATTACGTAGCGCTTTCTGTACAGATTCAGGCATGGGAGAATCTAGTTCAATTTCCGTACGTGTAGGGGCGTAAAGCACCCCATCATCTTCCTCCCTTGCTCGTCTTACTTCCTTTGCCTTAGCTATTTCTTCTAACCTGTTAGCGGCCTCGCGTTGTGCAGATCTGACTTTTCTAGGATCGGCTGTTTTTATGCGTTCTCGCTGCTCTGCTCTAGCCTTTTCGCCTTTGGCAACTCGTCTTTTTCTTTTTACATTTCTTTGAGCGGTGCGTATCTTTCCAATTTCACTAGCCTCACGCTCAGCCACACGTCTTTCTGCTAATTCTTCTGGTGTAATCCTTCTTACAGGTTCTACAGGTGGAGCTTCACGAACCTTTGTTAGTCTCCTAATAGCCGTTTCTTTGGTAGAACCTAATAGCAGCGGTGCTCCTACATCGACAGGGAAGTCGGGATCAGGGCGATCAAGCGATATGAAGCTAAACTCTTTTTTCCCAGTGTCGGGATCTACAGATACTTCTCTTCTAACACGTTCTACGCTACCGTCAGGAAACACAACCTCTGCATCGCCCGTGGTAGAGTCAATTTTAGACATTTCGGGTGTTGTAGGCTTAGTGCGTGGACGACCTCTTTTCTTTTTTTCGATCCCACGGCCTAGTGCACCACGCTTTGTTCTTTTTCCATCATCAACGCCATCAGCATCTCTTCCAACAGCTCCCACTGCTCGTCCGTCAAGTGCAGTAGTTTCGGTGGTATCTTCACCCCGCTCTGTAGAACCCACGCCTGTTGGATCAGTTCCCACGCTTGTTGAATCATCGGTAACGCCTGTTGGAACTCCTGCCGCATCAGCTCTTCCTTCTCCGGGAACCAAAACTTTTTTGGATATACGACGTTGCTCACTAGGCACTCCTGTTGGATCAACTCCGCGAGTTTTAGTAGCGATGCGTGCATCTGTCTCGGCAGTTGTGCGTTTTTCGGGTATTTTTGCTTCCATTTCTGAAACATCGGACGCGGCAGGAAGCGGATCTTGTTCTGCACGAGCAACATCTATAGCTCGTCCTATGGTGGCGGATTCAGATTCTGTTGGTTGCGTGTTTGTTATACCCGCTGCCGTTAGCGCACGAGAAAACCTTTTTCGCAACGTGTTGTACTGCCTCGTGGGTTGGTTTTCTATTACGTCTAGTAAGATGTCACGACGCCGCTGTTCAGACTTTTTAGCTTGTGCAGTATCCAATTCACCTGTGAGTGCTTCTCTTTCAGATGCGGTACGTATTCTCTCTTGCTCTGTTTTAGCTTTATCCGCAGCATCGGTGTCAGCCGCAATTAAGGCTTCAATATCTGCGGTTTCTTCTGCATCTATAGCGGCTTCAATTTCAGCCGTTTCAAGTTCATCTATGATGTCGCGCTGTGCAGCAGGTGTTTCGGTGAGACTTTCTTCAGAAAATAACCTATCTCTCTCAGCTTGTAGTGCAGCTTCGTTTGAGACCATGCGTGGCCCTAAACGTCGTTCTGCTTGCTCTTTTTCAAGGGCAAACATGTCAGCCTGTCTTTCTCCCGCCCGCTCACGGGCCGCTTCTTGTGCTACTTCTTCTGCTTCTAAATCTATTTCACCTAGCGACTCTCTTTCTACCGCAACATCGCCAATGGTCTTACCAGCTTTTCGTGGGGCAAAGAGATCAACAAACCCTTGGAGTATGGCACCTGCGGCACCACCAACTGCGGCTTCTTCTGCCGTGCCTCCAAATGTTTCTGCGGCAGCGTTATATTCTTGTTCGTTAAGATTTTGCAGTATGTTAGACGCAGCTTCTTGTGCACCCTCAAGTCCACCTGTCACACCTGCGCTGTAGATGCGCTCACCTATAGTCTCGACTTTTTCGGGAGGTATCTTGTCGATAAGTCTGTTAAGAGTAGGCAGATCGGCAAATTTAACTACTTTTGCGACGGGTATAATATCTAATAGCCCGATACCTAAACCGCGAAAAGTTGCAGGCCCACGTTCTTCTTCTGTTGCATCCGCAGCACGAGCACGTTCACC